AGTCAAATTAAAATTTAGACGATGAGTAAAGATATGAACAACGTGAATCCTCCCACAGATCTTTTTGCCTACATGATGGCGGCCGAAAAGATGGTTTCAATGCTGCAAACGATTGAAAATACGATGGAATTTTTGGAAGAATATAACATCAAACCTGATGATGAGGTTAAAAAGGCTCTAAAACCAGTGATTGAACAGATGAGGAAGTGGATAGATGGTGTTAAATAACCCGTTCATAAGAAAACTAGCGAATATGGGAGAAGATGATGAAAAGTAAGTACGACATCGATAGCCTGATCGAAACATTTGAAATTCATTCTAGAAAATCAGAAGACAGAAAAAAAGAGCTGATAAAAAAATATAAAGAAAATTGTGATGATCCTCTTCCTGAGCATTTCAAAGATGATTTTCAAATAACAAGAGCTCTAAAAAGTATGTGCGAAGAAATACAAAAATTGAAGTCTAAATAATCTTATCTTCGACCATGTAGTCTTCGATCTTCTCTAGCTTATCCTGAGCGAATTTTCTAAGCATGATAACATAATCTTTATCGAACTCATTGGGATGACTTAGGATATATTTGACTACTTCCTGTTTTGGGATGCACCATTCAAAATTGACTCTGCCGCCGTCTTCAACCGACCAGAGATAATGATCATTCCCTTGATAAGGAGAAGGACGAGTTCGTCTACATTGAGGATAAATATGCAAAGCATTCTGCGCATAAGGTTCCTTCTGTACCCAGATATGGATGTAGTATTTTCCTTTTATTCCATTTTCGTAGTTCTTTTGCACTGCTTCGTCTATGATATCCTTGAATCTAGACATGATAGGGTCTACGGTCTCACCGATCTCCTGCAAATCATTCTTTGCACGAGCTTCGAGCATCAAGGCGCCGTAAGTTTTATCGCTATTCTTGACCATTAGCGCACCATTTTGCTTCCGCCCATATAAAGGCTTCGATTGCTATGCGTCGATCCTTGCTGAGGCTTGCTGATGTAGCCTGACATAGGCTTATGAAGATTCGGAAGCTTCTTGATCTTGGGTGGGATCATTGTCATCGTTTATACCTGTTACCATTCTATGAATAAATTTTCTTCTAGATTCTTTTTCTTCGCAATATTTACATTCCATTTTGCAGCAAGGACAAATAGGGTCTAAGTCATTATTGGACATTTTCATTTTTGTGGACCATATTTCTTTTCTTGTTGATCAAGCGGTATCATTGTCATAACGTCTCCATAATCATTTTAAAATGTGCCCAAAATGTTCTTCTCTTGAAAGACGTAAGAATAATGTCGTCATAAAATTCAGGACAAATAAGATAAGATTCTTTTGGAATAGCTTTTACTCCTTCAAAAGCCTGAATAACCATTTAGCCACCATGCTCTTTCATATGCTTGTGCGCCTTCATTAAATCTTCATAGTTTTGGCCATTCTCTAGGTTTGCTTTCATGCCTATTAAATTCGAGATACTCATAATTATGATGAACTCCATTCAATTTATATTGAAAAGCTATCCATCCTTTTTCTTCATCAATCCACATTAAATGACGAGTCATTTCGCCACCATGATTCTGGGAAGTATCATCGTCATGTTTGAATTCCTCAATGCGTTCGTGAGCTGTTTTTAATCCCTTCTTGATTACGTCAATACTTCTTTGAGTCTTCTCAAACGAGTGTAATAAAGTTCTAATCATCAATTCAGCATCGCGTAATTTCTCGATTTCCCTTTCCATTAGCCACCATGCTTTTTCATGTGCTTGTGCGCTTCGTGAAGATCTTCTTTAGAATGCTTCATTGAATGATGCTTTTTCTTTTTATCATGCTTCATCCCTTTGGCCATTTTTGAAGCTTTGCATGACATTTCACTACCATGTTTTTTCATGACATTATCCTACATTTTTCTTGTTAGCGATTGCTCCATCTATTCCCTGCCGATTGTAATTTTCTTGCAATGGCAACGGTGGTTTTCCGCCTGGTGGCGTGAATCTGGGCCGTGTGTCGCTTAGGTTCTTGTTCTTTGGTACAAAAGGCTTTTTAGCCTCTGCTATGATCTTGATTTTTGGCATAACTTATCCTTTTAAAATGTGGCCTGAGACCATTGTCTCTCGTTTGCACGGCCACGGTACTTTATTTATTCATCATCTTTTCGCGAGTATAAGGCCGTTTAGCCAATGATGCTTCATCATGACTATCAATCTTGACCCTTACTTTCTCATAAGAATTCGATGCACCTGCTGGTGGTTTCGGATCAACGTTTTCTTTAATCTTGGAATAGTCTGGCCCGCTATTCCCTCTTCCTTCTCTTCCGCCCATTGATGTGTTTTTATGGCTGTGTCCCATTTTTAACCTCTTGTTTGTTTATTTCCTTTTCATCTTGACGTTTTCTAATATTTTCTATCAAGGTAAATACCTTGACGATATCGTCAACTTTCATGCTTTCCATTTCTTTTGCTGCCTTCACCATATCAAGCGTTGCAGAGGCTTTCTCATGCTCAGACTTGTTATGTGCCGTTGCTATCTGGAATTGCTCAAGGTGCCCCTTCTGAATGCGTTCTTCGGCCAATGCACGATCACTCATCGCTTTAGATTGCAGAGACTCGTTAACGATCTTCTGGTTCTCCATCTGCAATTGAGCCATTTGCTCTTGCTGTTTGGCTTGTGCTTCTTGTTGCTTGCGAGCATATTCGATAAACTTGTCTTTATCTTGGATGGTGAGATCTTCCAGCAATTGCCCTGGTTCCACTGGGAATCCCTCTTTCCATAAGTGCCATTTCTGAAGGAATGAGAGTTGTTTTGTTGTATCTGTCATCGGAGCGTTGGCAACAACAGCATCGTATTTCTGGAATGATTTATCTCGGAACTCATTGGTTGGTTCCTCTTCGATCATTCTTCTGATTTTACCAAGGGTATAATTCTTCTGAATATATGCCCAATGGAGACGGCCCGCATTACGCTGGCTAAGATTAAGGTTGTCGAATAGCTCTTGGAGTGTGGTGAGAGCCGCTCCTTGACGTAATTGCTCTGTGATTCCGACATCACTATCCTCGGCCTGACCCAAAAGTTCTGGGGTAACTCCAGCATTTGATTGTATATCCTCTTTTAGAAATTGTGTGACATTGAAATTGGCAGGGTTGATATTTGCCCCCGGCTTATCATTGATTGCTGCTAATCTTCCTTTCTTGAAGAATCTAACCTTTCCCGGCCCGACTTTGAAAGCATCATCATCGCTAATGAGCGCATCCTCTTCGACATCCACGCCTGAAAACTGAGCGGCCAGTAAATCCATTTCGAGCTGCTTTCTATAGTTATAGAGATACTGGGGATCACGAATATTTCTGATGATACCTTGATAACGAAACGAGTAATTATTGTTAGCAAGATCATGATAACCCACAAAAGGAGTAAAAGGATAGAAATCGACGCCCAGAGGATTTGGGCCATCATAAAAACAAACATTGTTAACAATGATCGCAAGGTGCACCGTGGGTATTTTTTCTTTGACTACTACAATATGAGGATATTTCGCTTTTAATGCAGCCATTTCCTCTTTATCGAAGTCGACTTCTGTACTTTCATAGGTCTCAGGATCGACAATAAAAGTGCCCATTCGTTCTGTCAAATACCAATATTCGTCGTAAGCCAAAAAACCTTTGCGACGGATATTGTATTGCTGAGGCATGAATGTAAATTTTGTGTCGAAATAAGCTTGGTCGTTTAATAAATCTATATCCTTTTCCCTACCAGGGAGCATTTGTTTGACTTGTTCTTTGTGGAGATATTTGCGAGTGCGAATGAATTGACAATCGGATAGATCCATCTCGCGCCAAAAAGCATCCATCATGAGCATATCTGCGCTATAGCATTCCGTCTTTAAATCTCCACATATTGGATCGCGTCTATAATCGATCCAGGAGTGCATCAAACTCAGTCCGGTAATGCCGGCTGCTTCTTTAAAACAATTGCTGATTGTATTATAGGTATCGTCAAAATAATAGGCGGATTGCAGGGCTTTTGTGGCCTGAGATGCAGTTTGATTACTGCTTCCATGAACGGGGACCATCTGGGTTGCTTTTCTGTGTTGCCGCTGCCTTCCACAAACCATGTTAACGACAGGCATTGAAGCATTGAAGATAAATTTCTGGTGTTCATAGTTCAGTCCGGAATAGAGATTTAGATAACGCTGGTCTCCAAGGTACACTTTCCTATCTATAAGTTGTTCCCACAAGTATAGCTGCCAGGGAGAAAGATTCATTTGGTATCGTTCGTCGGCTTCTGCTACGATGTCACGCTTTCCGTCTTGGTAGTATCCTTGGTAGATGTTTGGGACAACTTGAGACCTTTCTAAGGCACCGCTAGTGATAATATACCTCTACTTTGATACAGAGTATCCTTATAAAATCTTTACTTTACTCTATTTGAGATTATATATCCATTATCTCCCAAAAAACGGTCGTTGTGGTCCTAAGTTTGGCGTAGGTTTCGGGCCATATCCAGCTCTAGATTGTATTTCTTTTAACTTCTCAGGAGTCATATATCCTCCCCCAACATATCCCAGATCTAACGCTCTACATAGATAGCGAAAACTATCGGCATAATGTGAGTCTTTATTATGCAATGGTGAGTTGCGATAGCAACCCAGTTTGTCATTCCATTCCTTCTTATATGATTCCAATGACTTGATCCCTTCTTTGCATTTCGTTTCGTCGAAATAGCAGCGAGACAGTGTTGATCTCACACATTGAATTCCATCGAAAGGATCACATTCTTTGATTTCAAGTACATGCGTTCGATCTTTGCTAAGCTTGTTGAATTCGCTTTCCCAACATGTCCCTGCACCAACATCATTACTTCTCGCATCGTGAGGAAATATATGTGTCCCATATGTATAAGATTTACTTTTAAGTATATCAACATAATATTTTGCACCCTTTCCATTGTGCTGATAGCAATCTATAATGTTTATCACACCACCAGTGACTAATTGAAAAAACCAAATGCTAGTATTGTCATGAAATCCCAAATCAAAAGAGGTATGAACAGGTTGAGATTCCTGATAAGGCACTTT